AATCCTGATCCACCATTTATTCCAGTAATCGCAGATGCAGTTATATTTACACCAGTTCCAACACCAGCAGATGCTGGGGTTAAAGTAGTTGTTGTAGTATTAACATCCATAAAAGGTCCATTGGTAAAATCAACATTAGTTAATGTCCAAGTAGTATGACCAGTACGAGATAATTTTGTAGTTTCGTGTAAAGGATGTGTAATATACATAACATCCGCAGATTGTGCAAACTTAATATCAAAAAGTTGTGCAGTTAAATAAGGGGTAGTTATTTCATAAACTTTATTAATAGTTCCAGCAGAACTATAAGCAGTATAACCTGCACTATTTATATTAGTTCCATCTTTGTCTGTTAGTTGAAATGTGTTTGTTGTTTTACCTGCAACTAAAAATCTTTTACTATTAACCTGTGTCATGCCTACAACAGCAGTAATTAATACTTCGTCTCCATTTGAATAGCCATGACTATTAGAAGTAACTACAGCAGGGTTAGCTTGTGTAATTCCTGTTATAGTTTTATCACCTTCTAAAATTGAACCACTATCTTTAAAAAATCTTATTTTTAAATTTGAGAACTCCAACATATAAGTTTGTGTTGTTGAAAATTCAAAAGGAATTAATCTTGTTTTATTATCGCTGTCGGCAACCTCTGCAACAAATGTTGATCCTGGTCTACGAGCAGCAGCTCCATGAGGATATATTACTAAGTTTTCTAAGGTTGAACAACCAGATGTATATTTAGTTAAATCTGTTCTACCATCTAATCTAGGAGATAACTCACCCCCTGTAAAGTTTGTTAATTCAAGAGCAACTCTAGCCATGTATTAATACCTTGAGTTTATAAAAGTACCTGCATCAATTACATCTGTCATACCTAAATCTTGATCTACATTTTGACCTTCAGTTGAATCTACAAATCTAGCATCTTTTAATTTATCTTGAAATAGTTGATACATATTTTTTGCTGTTTGATTGTTAGAGGTAACTCCAAAAGCAATGTCAGCACCCAATGATGCGGATATTGTTTCTCTTAATAATTCATCATATTCATTAGGATCTGTAACTCTTGAAATATATAATATTTTCATAGTAGATGTATTACTTAAAACTTTTCTACCTTCTACTTTATAATTTGAATCGTAATCTAATATTCTAAGTAATCTTAAACAATCTGCTGGTAATGTATAAGCATAAGAAAAACCCCAAGTAGGTGCTTTTTTGTAGGCAGTTCCAAGGATGTGTTCTAAATAAAGCATCTCTAACTTGAGTGTATCTTGAATTACAAAGTCTAGCGTTTTTTGAATCTTCTGTTAAGGAAAGAATTGTTGTAGCTCCTAATTGATTTAATGCTCCATTACAAATATCTACAATTGATGCCATATTACTTCCTTATAATGTATTTACGCCTTATTTGTCTATTACTATTTAACGCAAATATTTCTTCTTCTGTTTTCTCTTGTTTAGTATCAAAGCCATAATGGTTTTTGGCATCATGTTTGAACCTATCTACTAACACATACCTGTATACATAATTATCTTTTTTTAAATGTAATACAGGTTTTAAATCTTTAATCTGCTTCATGCACTCTAGGCGGTTTCCACTCTCGCTTTCACCGCCTAAAATTCTTTTTACTAGTCTACAATGTAATGTATGTTCCAGTTTAATGTTCCAGCAGTACCACCAGTTGCACTAAAAGTAAGTGCAACGTAGAAGTATCCTCCAGGATCTGTACTGTCTCCAGCTAGTTCCCAAAGTTTTTGGGACCCAGTATTAAGATCAGCAACTTCAAAACGAACATCAGCCATTGCTCCAGCATCAGCTACAGCAGTTGCAAAAACATCTTCATCTTTTACTGTGCCATCTGTTTTGTAAAGACCGACATTGAATGTACACGAACCCCCAAATGTGTCTGAACCAACAAATAATTGTGGTATAGACGCATTACTAGGAATAGGTGCAAGCATAACAATATCATTATCTGTACTATCTCCAGCTAAAAGTTCTACTGTTCCATTAGCTGTTCTAATAACACCAGCCAATTCGGCAGCATTATTTGCAACTTGAGGAATAGCTTCAAAATTTACTACCAGACCTGTATTTTTAGTTGTCATAATTTATATTCTCCTATTATTGTTATTAAGCCTCTGTGCAAGTTATTGGCACAACTTTAGCTTGTTCCATTCTAGTAGAACCTATGCTCTGACAGTAGTACACTTGAGTTGCATAAGATTTATCAGCTCTTTCGTCTATTCTTGCTGAAATATCTTTACCAATTCCTAAAGTGATACCATCTTGTGCATAAGCTATGCAAGTTCTGTCATTACCAGATTTTGCAAGTCTATTAGATGTTGTGAATTTAAACCCAAGGAACGAATCAACTTCACCATGAACCAATGCTTTGATTGTGTTGAAATCAGAACTCGTTACTTCAGTTGTTCCTAAAAGATTAGTAATCTGCTCAGGACCACACACTATGTGTCTTGGAATTGAGGGATCAACATCAGCTTTATCAAGAAGCTCTTTAGCAGTTCTTAATTTAGTAATGTTTAAACCTGTTGTTGAACCAACACTAGCAGCAATCGCTGTTTGTGCAGATTCAGTTCCTGAACCAGTTTCACCTGTGTAGGCAGTTCCAGTTGCAGCAGCTATAATCACATCATCCATTGCTCTTCCCATTGCCATAGCAGCGGCTTGTGCGTAAGATGATGTAGGGTCTATTAAAAGACGTACTTTGTCTTGTTGATCTATTAGATCAGCAAATTCGTAATCCGCAAGAGATACTCTTCTTCTTGAGTGAGGTGTATCTATTTGAGGAGTGTCCGAATGTCTGCTAGTTTTTAAAACCGCAGTTACTGAACCAACTTGATCAAAGAAAGCATTTTTTCCTACAACGCTTTCAACTCTGACTTGTCTCTTAATAATGATCCCATTTGTTGAGATAACATTTGTATGTTAGCAGAATACTGCTGTACAAATGCTGTTGTTATTTGTATCGACATGTTTTGTCTCCATTATTATTGTTAGTTTAAAATAATCAGAAAAGTTCTCCATCAGTATTGATAGGCATCTCTTGCATTTAAAGTCTGTTAGACTAGGGTCTATTACCTCTTGTCAATAAGGTTCTTGCGAATTGTCTTATCTTTAATCCCTTATAATATTTTTAATAATAATACAAGGGATTAAAATTATTTATTGTTTAGCAAGTGCCATTTCTCTTAAAGTATATACTTGCTGTACCATTTTATCGTGATCTGGATGTTTATTATTATAATAAGGACCATCTTTATCATTCATAATAGTAGATATTTCAGATTCTAAATCTTTAGCTGTATTAACATTTTCACTTTCAGTTGAAAGAATCTTATCTTCAGACATCATAGATGCTATTTTTGCAAAGCCTTTTATAATTTCAGGGTGGTCGCCAAGCCTTGTACCATTTTGCAATTGCATATCCAATACATCTGGATCAATATTTGCTTTTGCTAATGCACCAGCTTGTTTAACTTTACCTTCAAAATCTCTACCCCACTCTTGTCTTAACTGTTGTTCAGCTTGAACTTGAGCAGTTTCAGTATCAATTTTTGATTGTTGAGCTGTGCCTTCCATATTGTTTTTATAAAACTCTAAAATACCTTGAGCTTGTTTATTATTTAATCCTAATTTATGAGATTGCTCGGCAAAGGATTTAATTGCACCTTCATCCATTGGTACAGTTTCTGATTTAGAATCTAATTCATATTTATCCGCAGATTCTGGTCTACCTAATTTAGAATATACTTCACTCCATTGATCGTCTGTGGAATTATTATTTGGTATAACTAACTTATCTTGACCAATCATTTTAGTTGCGTTGATATAACTTTTTGCTAACGCATCTATTTCTGTAAATTTTTCAATACTAGGATCACTTCTAAACTCCTCACTTATTGAATCTTTCCATGTTGATTGTGGTGCAGGTGTTTCTGCTTTGGTAACTGTACTAGGTGTTACTATTGGTTGTACTGCTTCTGTAGGTGTCGTTGTTTCTACAGGCACAGTTTCCTGTGTTATCTGTTCGTTTGACATTGTTATTTTCCTTTTTCATTTTCATTTTGTAGCATTGCTTTTATAAATAGAAGGATGCTACGTTGTCCTTCCATGTATGCACTCTCATGGCTATCTCCTTTAACATTGGTGGTAGAATGATAATGACATCTTTTTTCTAAATCAGATAAAACTTGTTTACCTTCATCTGAAGTAAATATGATTTTGTAGTTTGTTTTTAGACTTAGTAAGTATTGTTCCAGTTTTTTATTTGCTTCACCCATAAATTAAGCAACATCTGCGTTAGCTATTGCCTGTGCTTCTTCTGGTAATGCTTTTGCTAATGGTGCTATTGCTCCTCCAGCTTGTGCAACTTGTTGCATCTGAGCCATTTGTTGTTGTTGTTCTGCTGCTTGTGCAGCTTCTTGTCTTTGTGC